CGAGGCAATTCAACTCCGCTTGGTACATTGGTAGTGTACATTTCCGGTATTGGCTCTAAGGAGTTACCCAATTCCAGTTGCTGAGACTGGGTTTGGTAATATGCAGAAGAGCCCTGCTGACTAAAAGTAAATTTGCTATCACGAACTCGAGTAACATGGAACCAATCATACTTGTCAATATTGACATTGTGATAGTTCCTCACAGCGGAATTCAACCTTAGACTTACTGTGGCCATATCAATATTTGGCGAATCAGTGCCTCCATGCAAAAGTTGAACCATAAGTTCGAGTGAAACAAACAACGACTCCCGACGGTGGTAATAAAAGGGCATGAACCAGAGGTGAAACCACGGTACCATAAAATCACTAGTGACAACCGCCATGTAGGGATCGTGATGTTTTAAGTCACTCAACCCATTCATGTCATTGCGGCAATCAAAGAGCTCACTAGTAGGAACTGGCTTCCCATCCTTATCACACAAAACCACCACATCACCGACTTGCATCTCATGCAACTGTGTGTACCTTAGACCCAGTACACACCCCGTGAGGAAAGCAGGAAAGAAAATTATGAACATAGTATATCCAAAGGCCCCAAAAATAGACAAGAACCTAAAGAAAAACAGAACAAACTGGGGCACGAGTAGTGACTGAGCATCCAACATAGTCAACAAACCTGGCATCACTTCTGTGACCTGACCCCCGACCAAGTGTGTGGCAGCCATAACAACACGCCACGCATCAATAGTCAGGAGGAAGTTCAACAAAAATGTGACAGCATAAGTCAACATAATTTGGTCAGGAGAACCCCTGACTTCATTTGTCACCACTCCATACTTCCAGACATTCTTATTTCTGTTCTGGAAGACCAGTCCAGAGGCCGACCCCGTGAACCGTTGCTTCCACCGTGCGATATTTGCCGACTTCGTGGCGTCTGCCAAGGCTTTCGCTTCGGCTTCTGCCTTTTTCTTCTCCCTAAGAGCAGCATCTTCGGCTTCCTTACGCTTCTGTTCAGCATCGCGACGTAATCTTTCTTCCTTCTTCTGATTGACCTCAGCGAGGGCCTCCTCCCTCTCTGCTTCCATAGCCGCAAAATCCTCAGCTACTCCCTTGGCGGCAAGAACCTGATCGTTCCATACCTCCATGGCTTCATGCGTGTCCTGGACAGCGCTGGAAACAGCCTTGACCTTATATTTAGAACCCTTCTCCTGCTTAGCCTGATAAGCTAACCCACTCGCGGACTTACAGTCACGTGCCTTATGCCCTGAGGCATGACACTTATGACAAGTACCATTAAATGGGGGCCCATCTCCCTTGCTGTTTCCGGATCCCAACATACCGATCGAGGCTTGACCATGATCAATCTTCCTCACCAACCTCCAACCCTTGCGTTCCCCGAACTGGTCATAAACCGGAACTCTTCGGTATTCGCAAAGATTGTAGGAGCCACTGACATCATCTTCAGGTGACAGCTCTATGTCAACCTTCCTCTTCCGTGACTCCTCGTCCACCTGCCTTGCAGTGTAGACGTCAGCATCAAATACTGGAGCTATAACTCTCCAATACGCACCAGATTGTACTACAGGTGCTATAACTACTGGCGAAGGGCCAGTAGGATCCACGTAAATTCGTTGAAATATGCGCGGTGTGTCCATTTCATGACCTCTCAGTCCCCATTCAATTCTAGTATAGCCAACTGCAACTGTCGCAGTCCTCATGGGGCAATTTACCTACACTTTTACTTATC